AAAATATTTGAAAATAATACAGAATTTTATACCACAGGAAATTAAGAGTGGTATAAACATACGCAATATAGTGTAATATTAGAAACTTATTGGGCAAGAACAGAATTTTTTAACTGAAAAAAGTTTTAAACCAATTATTGCTGAACACCCGTTTATTAATTTGGGCAATAATAGCAACAGATTATTAGTCAAACTTGGATTTGACGTATTCGAAGATGTATTTGGCATAGACCACGACAACATGTCTGCTGCTAATAAAATTAGTGCAATAATTCCAAAATTAAAATCATATGATATAGACCCAAAGCGCGCCGCGAATAATCGAGAAAATATGTATCAATTACATATAATGGCTAAGCATGAACAAAAACAAATTGCACAGCAAGTATCAAATATGTTAATATAAACATATGAACTCTATTCAGCAAGCAGTGTTTAACCATCTGCCTAAGCACAACAGAACTCCTAGTGGCTGGCATAGTTTTGATGCCGTGTGTTGCCAATATAACGGGGAGAGTATCGATAAACGCGGTAGAGGAGGTATAATTACCGATGGTGAAGGTGTTTCTTATCACTGTTTTAATTGCAGTTTTAAAACTGGGTGGAAGCCAGGAAGGCACATAAGTTACAAGTTTCGTAAACTACTAGAATGGCTAGGTGTAAATGAAGTAGAACGACATAGACTTGTATTTGAAGCACTACGCATTAAAGAAACAGTTGAAGTTGTAGAAGATGGTGAGCAAGATTTTACAATCGAATTTAAACCTAGGCAACTACCTAATAATGCAGTTAGTATTTTAAAGGCACCGCAACAAATACAAGATTATTGTGATAAACGTTGTTTACCAAAGGACAACTTGCTATGGAGTAATAGTAGACCTGGCCGCATGTATGACAGAGTTATTATCCCATTTACTTGGCAAGGTAAATTAATTGGTAACACAGCAAGAGCAATTAACAGTACTATGACACCTAAATACTTTAATAATTACGAACCAAATTATGTGTATGGTATAGACAATCAAAACTCTAATGCTAAATTTGCTGTAGTTTGCGAGGGGGTACTTGATGCACTAAGTATTAACGGTGTTTCAATGCTGGGTAACAGAGCTAACGAAATACAAGCACAAATTATTGATATGCTGGGTAGAGAAATTATACTTGTGCCTGACAGAGATAAACCAGGGCAACGATTAATCGACGATGCATTAGAATACGGTTGGAGTGTAAGCTTTCCTGAGTGGGAGAATGACGTAAAAGATATAAATGCTGCAATTATGCGTTATGGTAAATTATTTACGTTAAAGTCTATTGTTGATGCAAAACAAACTAGCCAGCTGAAAATTAACTTATTAAGAAAATTACCAGGAACATAACATATGCTAATTGATTTTCACGGTTGTAGCTATACCGAAGGTGTTGGACTTGACACTCCGCAAGATCGTTTTTCGACTCTTGTAGGCAAATACTTTGATTGTGCAGTTAGAAACTTCGGTGTGGGTGGAAGTTCAAATACTGAAATTTTTGTTAATGCTTGCCACACATTATTGGATGAGATAAGTACGCACATTTTTGTGCAATGGACAGTACCAGGAAGACAAACTATACATAGCCACTATGATATTATACATAATACCGGGAACCCTACACCCCGGGTAAATTACATTCCTCCCAAAAATTATAAAACATTTTGTGATGTTTATAGGCTACTTGACAACGAATATAATAGTTATAGGCTACTTAATCATTACATACCTATTTTAAATAATATTGCTATACTAAGACATAAAGACGTTTATTATATAAATGGAGGGGTATATATAGATAAGTTCTTTTTAGTGCAGGACACTCTTAAATACATTGAGTCAGAAAAAACTCGAAGAATTTTAAATTTTGATAACTTACCAGACGAAGATATAACGAATAACTTGCAAGAAATCAGGCAATTTCTCAGTGTTATTAATGGTAAACAGTGGGTTAATACCACAAAATCATTTAAAAATTTAAGGGTGGATATTGGTAATGATAGGAGCCACCCCGGGGTTATAAGTCATAAGTTATATGCAGGCATGATAATAAATTTTCTCAAGGAAAAAGGTTTTGTCTAAAGAGTATACGCCCGACTTACAAAAATTATTTTTAGAAATGATGCTTAATGATGCACAAAATTATGTGCGTGTTCAGAATATTTTTAATCCACAAAATTTTGATCGCAGTTTAAGAGATGCTGCGCTGTTTATTCAAGAGCATAGTAAAAATCATAGTGTTTTACCAACGCGAGAACAAGTTAAAGCAAAAACAAGCACTGATCTAAAACAAGTTCCAGACATCGGTGAAGCGCACAACGACTGGTTCTTAATAGAATTCGAAGGATTTACTAAACGACAAGAGCTTGAGCGTGCTATTCTTAAGTCAGCTGATCTACTAGAAAAAGGAGAGTATGATCCTGTAGAAAAACTTATTAAAGATGCTGTGCAAATAAGTTTAACAAAAGATATGGGCACAGATTATTTTGAAGATCCGCGTGCCAGGCTTATGCGTCTTAGAGATAACAACGGACAAGTAAGTACAGGGTGGCCAACATTAGATAAAAAGTTATTTGGAGGGTTTAATAAGGGCGAACTTAATATCTTTGCAGGTGGAAGTGGCAGCGGTAAGAGTTTATTCTTACAAAACCTAGCAGTTAATTGGATACAAGTAGGTTTCAATGGTGTGTATATTACATTGGAACTTAGTGAAGAACTTAGTGCTATGCGTATTGATAGTATGCTAACAAATGTTAGTAGTAGAGAAATCTTTAAAAACTTAGATACTGTTGAAATGAAAGTTAAAATGGTAGGGAAGAAAGCAGGTAAATTACAAATTAAGTATATGTATGCACAAAGTACAATAAATGATATTCGAAGTTATGTCAGAGAGCTACAAATTAACACTGGTAAAGTTGCAGACTTTATACTTGTTGATTATTTAGATTTGTTATTGCCGGTCAGCGCAAAAGTATCTCCGAACGATTTGTTTGTAAAGGACAAGTATGTTAGCGAGGAATTACGTAACTTTGCTAAAGAACTTGATTGTATATTTGTTACTGCAAGCCAATTAAATAGAGGTGCAGTTGAAGAAATTGAATTTGATCACAGCCACATTGCAGGAGGATTAAGTAAAATTCAAACAGCAGACAATGTATTCGGTATCTTTACAAGCCGTGCTATGCGGGAGCGTGGCCGCTATCAACTACAATTAATGAAGACACGGAGTAGTAGTGGCGTAGGGCAAAAAGTTGACTTAGAATTTGACGTTGAAACACTACGTATTAGAGATTTAGGCGAGGATGAAGAAAAGAAATCAAGCAATATATATAGTAATATTAAGTTTGAGTCAGATAAAGATGTAGGTAAAATAACTGCTAGTGTGCAAAGTAGTAAACTAAAGGACATGCTAGCTGGTTTAAAAAGCAATAATTAACATGAAAGAAAACCTTATGATAAACGAAGAAAAAATTAACTTAGATATGATGCTTAAGAAGATTGAAGAAAATCTTTGGAAAACTTTAAATCAAACAAAAGATACAATACCGGTGTTATATACTGCTGCAATTTATCTTAAAGTTGCACTTAAAATATACAAGAGTGTATTAACGCATGACGACGTTGAGCGTCTTTTACGCATGGCTCTTGAAGAGACGCCGCCATTAATGGAATCTGAGTTCCTATTTGAAAATAAAGATAAAAAAGTTTTGCATTAGTTAATAAGTTGACTTACTAATCACCTATTGCAAACATTGCTTTTACAAAAAATAAAAAGAGTCCCGAAGACTCTTTTTTACATCTTTCCAAAATCTATTCTGCCCATTTTAGCATTGGTGCTTTAGGATCTGCATATACACATTTTGCTTTAATATCATCTAACATGTTGTTATACACCCAATAAAAACTACGTACATATGATGTTTTGCTTTTGTATGCATTCTTAATATCATTAATTTCATTTGCTATTTCTCTACATTCATAATAATCTTTAGCTGAAAATTCAAGCATAGTGTACTTCATTACTTGTGGACCTGTTGTCCATATAGCAAGATAAACAAGTATTACCCAGTTC